GTCGGTTTCCAAGGCTAAGGTTGGAAGTGACTTAACATACGCCATTGTTAAGGTGTAAGTTCCATCCGGAGATGGGTATAGGTAGATTTCATCGCGGTAGATCGCGTAGTCGGTTGGAATGCCGGGATTAGTGGAAGTAAGTTGATCTAAATAAGACCAATCTCGCTTAGTAATTGGATCATCATAACCGTTACTTCTGATTTTTAATGTGTCGAACTCGATGAGGTTCACTGGAACAGGTAGTCTATTTTGATTGTAGGTTGTCAGCGCGGTCCCTGTAACCTCGTTGAACCAAAATCGGGTATTTTCGTAAAACTTAATGGCACTTTGGATCGCAGCTTTAATCTCATTATTGATGTTATCGCGCACAACCTCCGTCGCTATGCGGGTCTGCATTTCTCCGTAGGTGCTCATTTACATTTCCGCTCGTGCAGGCCAACACCGCGACCTACTTGCTTGCCACACTTCTTGCAAACACCATTGGACACACCCTTAATTTCAATCTTTTGAGCAAAAGGGTCAGGCTTTTTAAACACAAGAAAGCCATCAACGATTTTGGCGTGTCCAGGTCCATAGATCTTCTCAATGTCCTTTAAAGCTTTTTCCGCTGCGATCTGACGACTGTTCATTTCAATTTAAACCACTCATCTGAATAGGGAACATCTTCATAACCTTTCATCCACGGTCCACCTCGGGTGAAGTGTACAGCTTTTGGCTCCAGGTCCATTGACGAATGACCCTCTAACCAATTCCATTCTTCTGGAAGAGACCCAATCTCTTCTTCTTTCAACCAGTGAAACCCATGCAACCATCTACCGGTCGCTCCACTGACTGTTTCAGGGGTTAAGTTTTTACATTTTGAAGGATTCATTAACATCAAAGACGACCAGTTCTTTCGGAAATACTTCCCTTGAGAAATGCCGTCCATTTTCCGCTCTTCCACAGGGATATGATTGTGCTGGACAACCATCACCGCCTTGGAATCGTCAATTAGACTGAAGAGTTCATTTATCGGCGCACGGAAGATAAAGTCCGCATCACAGAACAAAACCCATTCGTCGTTAAAGTTTTCTAAAGCTGGAACTAGAAACCTTGTAAAGGCGAAGTTAGTTGAAAATGGGAGACCATCTTGATCATCGATCATCTGGCCGGTCTCCGTGACCCTATAGGGCCTCCAGTACATCTTTTCTTGCCTAAGCTCCCAGTCCTTTAATGCTCTAATATCGGCATAGTTATTTCGGAGGATCGATCGCTTTAATACGTCATACGCCTCAGCATCTTTTTGATCCCAACCGACATAAACCTTCATGAGACGATTACTAAGAACTCCCCTTCATTTAACTTAGTGAAGTTCCTAATCACGAACTGATCCCATAGCTTGGGTAGCCACCATTTAAAAGATTCGACAATCAAGTGCGCATTTCTTCCATCCGGAAGGACTTTCTGTGCCGGGCGCGTCGCGATGACAAAAATGCCTCGTTGTAAAGTTAATTGTCTTAAGTGGTCAAGAACCTCATCTAAATTCTCGGGTTCTATGTGTTCAAGAACATCAGTACAAACCACGAGATCAGACTTCGAAGGCTCGCCATCAAACCCCTCAATTGCCGGATCATAGTTCCGTATTGGAAATCCCAACGCCTCTTCTAGAGTTCGCTTTCCACATCCGTAGTCTAGAATTGTCTCGGCTTTAATCTCTTCTGAGATCTGTTTAACCAACCCCGCCCATTTATGACCAGACACCCCGTAATCAGGTCTGGAATGGTGCAGTTGTTTATTAAGCCGCTTGTAGGAATCGCTTATGCGCATCAGCTTTAACTTCCTGAATTAAGTCATCCCAATTTGTATTCTGACGATAAAGTTTGACGGATTTATACCAAGGTAAGTCTCCTTCAACCCCGTATCTCCATGAAGGTCTTGAAGGCACCAAAGTCCAACATGGGACATTCAGCGCTCCACAAAGGTGGACCACGGAACAGCAAACCGTAATCACCAGATCAAGCTCTGAAACTAAGGCTGCGGTTTCATCGTAATCAGTCGGTTCTGCCGCTGCCGGCCAGTGTTTAAGCCCAAGCTTAATCGCATCGTCCATCGATCCAGGGGTATACTGAAGGGAGATGAACTCCGCATCCATTTCTAGAAGCGGTTTTAATCTCTCAGGATTAATGGACCTGTCTTCAACCCGGGTATGGTTAACTCCACCCTGCCAGGACAACCCAATCTTTGGACGGTTCGAGAGTTGCCCCCTCCAGAATTTCCGCTTTTCGTTGGAGGCAAGGAGATATTGCCCACCAGGGAACTTTCCATCTTTCCGGTAAATGCCTGGAAGAGACCCCATAGCAATCCAACAATCTGGCTTAAAATCTTTGGGCCACTCTTTACCCGTTAAATCGTGAGTTCCAATGACAATCGCCTCAGGAAACGACCTGGCGAAGAGATTTCTTAACCGTGGCTCACACTCAATTAAGACTTTCTTGGAATCCCTGATCGCCTCAGAAATACAAGAGGCAAACATAATCTCATCCCCTAAGCCCTGTTCTCCGTGGATGACAAGGGTTTTACGTCTTTCCCCTTGCCATTTAGGGAGGGTTTTCGCGTATTCGCGTTGTTTTAAACCTCGGTGTTCATAGAGCTCCCACCCTGACCAATCTCTTGCTTGCAAAAGACATAGAGATTTATTCCAAAGGGCGGTTTTGTTCTCGGGATCTAAGGTTAACGCCTTTTCAACGTATTCTAAAGACTTATCGGTAATTCCTGTGTCACAATGCACAGCAGAAAGGTTCGCCCATAGATCTGCGTCCTCCGGCATTGACTTAGTCGCCTCCAACCAAGCTTTCTCCGCATCCTCAGATCTGTTTTCTGCCTTATATGCATAGCCTAGATTACAAAGTGACGGGCCGTGGTTCGCATCAATGCTTAAGGCCTGTTTGAATAAATTTACTGCAAGTCCTGTATTGCCTTTTTGTAACTGAATGGTGCCAAGCAAATAGAGTAACCAATGGTTTTCCATATTTTTGGAAAGAAGTTTGTTATAAATCTTCTCAGCGCCATCCAAGTCTCCATTACGGTGCTTGGATTGAGCCTCTTGAAGAAGGTCGGCGGCATTTACGAGTTGTATCATTATCTCACCAATTAGGGGGTGGGCGTCCCCACCCCCATTGTTGTTACGGTGTATCGTCCATAGTGTAGTAGATGGTAAACTTAGCTAGCGCGGACGAAGAAAAAGCCGAGCTATTCTTAAGTTGCACCCACGTCCAGTCTTGGTCGGTAAGGTTCACAGTGTAGGGCAACAAGACATTTGTCCCCCTCACCACGCCAGCACCGGCAGATGTTAACGTTCCTGCCATGAGTGCTGAAGGTGACGCTGAAAACCCGATTTTAGCCGTGTTGTCAGCACCGCCAACCGAGCCATAGAACTGGAAGTCCACAATTTTCGCTCGGTTAGGTACCTTAACCAGAAGAATTGTCGACGCCGCTGTTCCAGTAGCTGCATAGGCGAAGTTGGCATGAACAACGTTGACACCAACATGAACGGCTTTGGCAACGTTAGGGACGGTAGAAGCTGTAAATGTAGCCATGTTACCCTCCTAAGCGCCGGTATCGACGTTAGGCGTACCCGCCCAAGTCGAAATCGTGATTGCACCAAAGTCGGTCGAGCTTCCGTTGATTGCAAAGGTTGACTTTTTGGCACCCCAGATAGTCGCACCCGCAACACCGAGTTGGTTTTGGTAGTCAAAGAACTCCTCAACCCAACCAGGTTTTTCTGCATCGTTACTTTGGCCATAAGCCATCGTCGCCGCTTGCGCACCACAGAAGATCGCCCGTCTTGCATTGGCATTGTTTGGAACGTTTGGAACACGGACCCATTCATGAAGAATGACTCCATTATAAACACCCAAAGCACCGGTGAAGATGTTAGAATCATCACCTGCACCGCCAGCAAGAGCTGCTTTCTGTGTTTCGTACCAAGTGACCTTATTCGCCGACGCATCCGTTCTCAGATTGAAAACCTGATATGGATGAAGGAAGGCAACATAGTAATCGCCACCCTTATATTTAATCGGACGGATGTAAGGTGTCGCCGTCTTTGCCAAGACAAGCGCATTATCCAAATGGGTAATGCGGATTGTCGAAGACGCGGACAACGATCCTTCAGTCCCGGCAGAGGTCGCAACAATCATCCGGTTAGATGACGGGGCGATCGTGGCATTGTTACCGGTGTAGGCCGTGTCTGCCTCAGCGGTATTTCCTGCCAATTGATTTGCTAGGGCCGTATCGATACGATCTGCAAACCAATCCTTCAGCCCCATATAGGCCTCTTCCCGAACCTCGAAAGAAACCCGCTGCTCACTCATTTTACCTGCCGAGCGAACTGCGTGGCGCTGTTGATCAATCAATAGATCATCGTAGTAGGTTGAGAGGGCTTCTTCTTGTCCCTCAAGTGTGGCGTCGCCGATCACACCTCTTCCCGTAAGCTGCATGCGTAGTCCCATACGGATGCGATCACCGGGACCCTTCTTAAGATCGTCTTGGACCATGATGAGTGAGTTCGAGGTTTTACCCATGAACTTCATCGCCCAAGTCTCTTTAAGAGTGTCTCGATAGAGCTTTTTTGCCCAAAGCTTAACGGCAAGAGGATGATTGACGCCATAAGCTGTAGTAGCCATGACGTTTAATCCTTTTACAGTTGATTGGAGAAAAAACGGGTTAATACCCGACCTAGGTCACGTCCTATGGTAACGACTACTCAGTTTACGTTTGAGCTAACGACAACGCTTAACGGGCGTAAGGCGACTAATTAAAGAGACCGCTATTGGACTTCTTGCCCATGATGCGGTCAAAGTGTTTGTCAAATTCATCAGGAGGTAATTTCGCAAGCTCTTCTAAAGAGCTTGGTGCGCCTGTCGGTGCCTCCCCTAAGACATTGGTTGATCTTTCCTGACCATTTTTTATGGTCTGAATTTTATTAACAACGTCGGGTTTTGCTTCCGGCTTCCAGCCCATTGCTAATGCCTGATTGTAAATAACTTCCGCAGGGTTTCCGTTGCTGTTTAAAACACGGGAGGCAATCCAAGTCGCCTCTTCATTTAAGACTTTCTGTCTTTCGGCGGGATCTGGAATGGTAAAGGCTAATTGTTCTAAGCGCTTTTCCTGCCAAAACTTTTGCGCATTGTTATATTCTGGATTTTTAGAAAGAAACTCCCGCTCTTTCGTAACCACAGCGTTAGCAAATGCCTGACGTTGCGATTCTTGCTCGCGACTTTCTTTTTGTGTTTGCAATTCACCAGTCACACTGGAAATTGTCTGCTGGGTTTCCTCAACAAACTTTTTAATGAATGTATCGGGGTCATCTGAGTAGTTAAGTGGTTTATCTTGTGGTTGAAGTTTCTGAAGAATGCTTTGATAAGCAACCTCCATCTTCGCGATTTTCTCACGAAGTTCGTTCGATTCCGCTCGGGATTCTTTTAGTACCCGCCTTGCCTCGCCCAAAGCCTCTTTAGGGACGAAGCCAGGCTTTTCCTCGGCTTCAGGAACAAAGGGGATTTCCTTGTTCTCTTTTGTCTCAACCGGTTTTTCTGCTTCTTGCCCTACAACCTGCTCAACGGGTGCCTCTTTGGTCTCGGGGATCTCCGTCGCCCCCCGTGATTCAAAGTAGGCTTTCTCTTCCGCTGTTTCTTCAAGCATCATTCATACCTTTCATTGCGGTTTTCATTCTTGCGGTCTCGGCTTTAATTGCGAGATCCGCTTGGGTTTTATTAACCTTCAAAGCAAAATCTCTGTCGTTCTTTTCGGCCTGAAAGGCAGCGTCATTTTCCATCTGTTGCTGACGGAGTTGATTATCTGCTTGGACTTGAAATGCTCTAATCTGTGGGTCCGCCCCTTGGGTTTCTGCCTTTGCATAGTTAAGGGTCGTAACCGACTGGGCTTTTTCGATGTCAGCTTGCTTGCCTTGCAGCTCGAGTTGTTTTGCCTGCTCGGCCGCGGGATCAGGCGGCGGAGACATGGCTTGAGATAGTTTCTGCGCCAAGGAATTTGGAAGAGGTGTGCTTTTGATCATCTCTGGAATTACGAGACCAGCCCGATCACCTAAGACCGGGAGTAGCTCCTTCATCACCGCTAAGACCATTTCCTTTTGAT